CCCGCACATCAAACCCGCCGAAGAAAGAGCGATTGAACGTGTTATGAACGGTGTAAAGAAAATTTACAGCGCGAAGTAACTTAGCTGTCAAAGCCTGCCGTGGTATCTATCTTCTTTTCCAGCAAGTAGCGAAATACCTTTGCGGTATCTACGCAGTCACCCAACGCGCGGTGCGCATCCATTCTGTCAATCCAGAAGTGTGCGCACAGGGTTCCCAACTTATAATCCATAACATCATAGTTTTGGTTATAGTTCGGCCCATAGCCGCCCGAATCCCTGTCATAAGTCCACTTTGGCTTTTTCAGCAGATGCCCGGCCAGTTCGTAGGTATCGTAGAAGCGGCGCGTTTCCGGCGTGACATCCAGACCCGCGCGGCACAGGAATTTTAAATCAAATTCCAGATTGTGGCCGAGAAGCGGCATATCCCCGATGAACTCTTGCAGTGACGGGATGATCTGGTACAGCATCGGCGCACCCTCTAACATTTCTGGTGTTATGCCATTGACGGACATAGCCTCACGCGCGGAATCCATCGAAAGTTTCTGCGGGGGGGGGTAATCATTGTATGGAATACCTCAACAAATTTAAAACTCTTTACCTTGATTGCCGCAACTTCCAGAACTGCATCTTTAGTGCATGACAGCCCCGTTGTTTCGGTGTCCAGAACAACAAAATCCGCGAACTTGGCGGCGTTGCTCTTGGCTGTAACGCGGGGATATGTCATTGCTTCTTTGAGATAAGACACAGGCTGCGCCTTTTGCTTCACACCGTCACGGCGTATTTCTGCGTGCGGAAGATTGTTTAGTTCTTCCCAAAAGGCTGCTTTCTTGCGTTCCCGTTCTAGGCGTGCCGCTTCTGCAAGCTCCTTTTCACACTTTTCGCATTGACCGAAACTGTTCAGCTTTAAGAAAAACCCCCACTTGCCGCAGCGTTTACACTTTGCCATAAGTAACACCCTTTCGCATTTATTTACTACCAGCATAGCAGAAATGCACGATATATGCAATAAAAAGTTGAAACGGAGGTATTGCGGTTGACGCAGGCTGAATTAAAAACGGTACTGGACAGCAGCGGTATTCCGTTTGCATACCGCGCATGGAAAAACGGCCATGATCTGCCGTTCGGCGTGTTCTATTTTGAGCGCGACAATCCCTTTGCGGCAGATGGCATTGTGTACGCCAAAAAGACCCTCTATGCCCTTGAACTGTACACAGCCGAAAAAGACCCCGATACCGAAGCGGCGCTTGAAAAAGCGCTGACGGCGGCGGGCATCTTTTACAGCAAGTCCGATGAAATCTACATTGACGAAGAACAGATGTTCTATGTCATCTATGAAATTGAGGTGTAAAAATGTCTAAAGATAAAGTGCTTTTCAATCTCAAAAACGCGCACTACGCCAAGCACAAAGTGACTGGCGAAGATGGCACGATCACCTTCGACACCCCTGTTGCCATCCCCGGCAGCGTGTCGCTGTCTCTGGATGCCGAGGGCGAAGTTACGAAGTTCTACGCGGACGGCATTGTGTACTACGTCTGCCAGAGCAACAACGGCTATTCCGGCGATTTTGAAGTCGCTATGTTCCCCGAACAGATGATGCTTGACATCTGGGGCATGACAAAAAGCAAAAACGGCCTGATTGTCGAGAATGCCAACGTCCAGCCCGCCAGCTTCGCCCTGCTGTTTGAGGTGGACGGCGACACCACCGGGCGCAAGTATGTGCTTTACAACTGTTCGGCAACCCGCCCCGGTATCAACGCCAACACCAAGAGCGAAACCACCGACCCCGACACCCAGACTTCCACCATCACCGTGTCCCCGATGGCTGACGGTACGATCAAGGCCCACACGGCAGACGATGTCACCCCCGCCACGCTGAACGGCTGGTACACAAGCGTTACCCTGCCCACTGATGCAACCTAAAGTGTTCCACCGGAACACCCTGTATACAGGAGATCATACACATGGAAAAAACCATCAACATCGACGGCAAAGAAGTCCGCCTGCGTGCCACTGCTGCCGTGCCGCGTTTGTATCGTATCAAGTTCGGGCGTGACATCATGCAGGACTTGTCGAAGTTTTCCGACGCTTACGAAAAGGCCACCACCGAACAGGAACAGTTTGAAGCTACCGATCTTGGCCTGTTTGAGAATGTGGCCTACATCATGGCAAAGCACGCTGACAAAGATGCTGTGCCGTCCAGCGTGGAAGAATGGCTGGATTCCTTCGAGGTGTTCAGCATCTATCAAGTCCTGCCCGAAATTCTGACGCTGTGGAATCTGAACACGCTGACGACGGCAAAGCCGAAAAAAAAACAAGGGTAAGCACCCGCGAAATGACAACGCCGCTGTTTTTACTGCGCTGCGTGCAGATGGGCATTGCTCTGCGCGATCTTGATCTGCTGACCGTCGGCATGGTAAACGACATGGCGATTGAACGGGAAAACGATGACTACAAGTGGCCGCTGAAAGCGACGCAGGCAGACATCGACAAATTCTTTGGGTGAGGTGAAGATTATGAAACGCTTCAAGAGCGCCGTGCAGCTTCTTCGGAGACTGTCCGACATTCCCGGCTTTTGGCTTTCTGTGTATACCGCAGTTATCAACACAATCTTGATAGTGACATTAGCAGCGAAATAGTTGCTACTATAGCGCCATAACCAGCAATAAGATTTGTAACTGCTTTGTCGATATTGTCCTTTTTTCGACTTTCGTATTCATCTGTTGCTTTCGTAGACAACGTCACATCTGTGTCATCATTGTATTTGACATCGGAAAAGTCAAGCATATCTGCACCAACGGTTTCTTGCAGTTTGATGTAGTCGCCTACTTTTGTTGTTTCCAAGACCTTACCCAGTTTCTTGTACTTCCGAACGGCGGTGAAAATTTTATACTGCTGTTTTGTCATGGCAAATGCCCCCTTTGCCTACAAGGATAGCACACATTATTTGCAGGGGCAATATTAACGGTGCAGTAAAGGCCATGCGCTTGCTCGGGTCATACCGCCGCACTGCATCGCGGACGCTGAACCAGCCCTCTACAATCAAGTCATCCCGGTCAATGCCCACGCGGTCAGCAAGGCCCTTGTTTTTGGCGTAGATTTTAGCCATCTGCTGGCGGATGAAATTTTGGTGACGCTCCCACAGCGCATTTGTGGCGGCAGTGTCACCGGCCTTGCCTTGCATAATCAGTGTTAAATCGTCCAGTTCGTTCATTGATTGCACCTCCGCTTTGTGGTATACTTTAGTGAAGATGCTGCCCTGCGTCTGCCCCCGCTGCCCGGCGGGGATTTTTTATAAGCTCGGTATGGTCTGGATAGCGCAACCCTCCCGCTTTACACCATGCCGTTGTAGGCTTCACGCAGCATCGGGCCGAACTCGTCCGGGTTGGCTACCAGCCACGCAAGGGCGGCAAGCTCTTTGCTGCCGTAGTGTTCGGCGTTCAGCCTGTAAGCGATGTCCGCCACCGCACGGTCAAGGTCTTGCCTGGGAATAACGCCACTTTCCAGCGCATCCATTGTGGCGCGGGCCTCTGCCTTATCAGTGAAATGGATTTCAATGTGGCGGCCATCAGCTGAAATCATGGAGAGGGTGGCGCAAATCTTACCTTTGTTCTTCATAAAATCTCCTATTCTGGCGCGGTGTGGGCGTGCCCTCATCGTGTCGTTTGTTTGTCGTTGGTTTGTTAGATTCGGAACAGCGAGAGCCTACAAAGCCCACCGTTATGCGGAAAACTGCGTGTTGCTGGTGTGTTGATTTCTGTGCCATTACTGTGCCCTTCGCCGTGCCCCTTGTGGTTGCAACGTGGTTGATACAAAAGTTCGGAGAACTGATAAAGCACGATCCCATGCGGGAAATTGCTGGTTAGCATTTGGTTGCAAATGGTAGCTTTTGGTATCTTTAACCTGCACTCAAATTATTTCCGCTATGCCACTCTGGCACAAGGGTTATGCCAAAATGGCACAAGGTTCACTGTTAGACGGCTCATTTTCGCTCCTACCTTATGCCAAAATGGCATAACCAGTGAACTTTTTAGCTGTTCTGCCTTATGCCATTTTGGCACACATATTTATATATAAGCCACCTGGTAGCGATTAAGGCGGAGTTTTCCAGCGAACAGAAAAGCGGTAGTCGGTCTTTGTACGATTGCTTTTTCCGCTTGCCGTAACGTCAATAAAACCAGCCTTTACAAGCGCTTCAACATTCCGTATCAATGTGCGGTTTGCGATCCCGTAGTTTTCAGCCGTCCGGCGTGAAAACTGAAAATCTGGTTTTCCTTTTGCTTCCAGAATCATACACTGGTAGCACCAACGGTCTGAAGATGTCAGTGCCAAAAAGGCCGGGTGCTGCATCAGCGTGGCCCCCATTTGGATAAAAATAGGTTCCGTACTATCCGCTGTCCCTGCACACCAATACGGGAGCTTATATGTAGGTTTGGAAGATTTGCGGCTCATAAATAGTTGTCAAGGTCCATCTGACCAAGAGGGATACCCAGCTTACGAGCAACAGGGGCGATTGATTTCAGCCCATGCTTACACCGCGCGGCCTGGACGTGGTAAAAGGCGGCCATTTCTTTTTGTGCGGTTTCCGGGTCATCACTCGGTAGGAAGTACCCGCCGTAGCCGCCAGGCGCATACAGGATGATCTCGCCTGCGTCGCGTGCCTTCATAATCAGGCTGCGCAGGCCGCGCGGGGTAGTCTCCAGTTTGGCGGCCAGCACATCGGCGCGGGTCGCGTTCTCACGACCGTGTTTTAAAACTTCAGTGATTCGCATTGTAATACTCCCTTCAAAATGATAAAATGGGAGTGGAGATGGGCTTGCCGGCTTTTCTCCACCCTTTGGCCGTCTGGCGTGCTGCAACACGCTGGACGGCTATTTTCGTTGTCATAACTCCACCCGGTGGATACCGGGCTGCGGTGGTGGCTCGCCGCCGTCCATCCAAGCCGCAAGGCTGGTAAGATTCACGAGCGTCTTGCGCCCGCACTGGACACTGCGCACCGTGCCCGCCTTGCAAAGCTGACGGACTCGGTAAACAGGGATGCCGGATGCTTCGGCGGCCTGTTGGATGGTCCCCAGCCGGGGGAAATCAAGATTCATCATTGCTTTTCGCCTCACTTTCGTGCTGTTCCTGGGCCATGCGCTCTGCGCGGCGCTCCCACTGGTTTACAGCGTACTGCTTGCACTTTTCACGGTTCTTGCTGCGCCATGCGCGCATATACTCCGCGCGGGCTTTCTTCGCTGCATCAGTCATCAAAACACCTCCTTGACATATCACAAGCAACGATTTATAATGAAAACACAAACGATAATAAAACCACTTTTGATATCGTTACTAGTATTATAATCAAAACTGAAGCCGTTGTCACAAAATTACAGGTTGTTGTATTTGTGCGGTAATAAATCAACAAATAGTATCATCTGTAGTACTATTGGAGGTTGCTATGCGGAAAAAGGTTTCTAAAGACTATATAAGTGATGTCGAAAATTTCGACAAATTGCCGATTTACAGCAAACGAATTCGTAACTATCTGAACGAAAACGGAATAACAGCAAAAGAGCTGAATCAAAAAGCGGGCTTTGCTTCACCAAGTGCGGTTCCAGAACTTATAAAAGGCACGCGAGACTTGTCGCTTGATGCAGCAAAAAAGCTATGCTCAGTTATGAACGTTTCGCTCGACTACCTTACAGGGCTTACGGACGTGCGGACTATTGATGTAAAAATTAGAGATATATGTAAGTATACAGGGTTAAGTGAAAAGGCTATTCGAATCATTACCGGCAGCGAACCAGTAGATGTTGTCAATGAATATTCAAAAGAGGATTTAAAGTTACTGTCAGATTTTCTATCGGATGGAGCACTACTGCTTTTTTTGAGAGATGTAGATGCAAGTCGAAAAAGTATTGAAAAAGCTATACGCACAAGTGAAAAAATGTTGTCCAATCCAGATTGTTACTTATCCGATGGCGACGGTGGCTATGATTACGCTTACTGGCATGAAAAGACCTGCGATGATTACAAAGACTTTAGACTTTGGCGATATGAAGCCATTGAAGCCATTACAGACTATGTAAAGAGTAAGCTGGCGCATTCTGAAGAAAAGTATCAAGATTTGATGGCTAAAATCGTAGCGCTATGTTAAAGGTGGAGTTTCAAGATGGCGAACATAACACCACGAAAAAATAAAGACGGTTCCACGTCCTACCGCGTCAAGGTCTCCGCCGGGGTAGGCGCTGATGGGCGGTATATCTACCGCTCGGCCACATTCACACCGCCGCCAAAACTAAGTGCACGGAAAGAAGTAAAAGCCGTGCAAGAGTTTGCCGATGACTTTGAGCGGCGCGTTCAAGAGGGATTGTTTGTTGCCAATGATTTAACGGTTGACGGCCTTGCTGAACGCTGGATGAAAACTTACTGTGAAAAGCAGTTAAAGCCACACACTGTATCCGACTATCAAAAGATGCTGCCGCGCGTCTCTGCTGCCATCGGGCATATTAAGTTAGCAAACCTTCGGCCCGGCCATATTCAGGAATTTTATAACCGGCTGGCGCAGCCCGGAATCCGCGAAGATGGAAAATATAAGGCACGGTCTGCATTTATTACGGCTTTCCCAAAAGGTACACGGCTGGCCCTGCTGCAAGCCGCTAATGTATCACAGCGCACACTTACGGAAGCAATGTGCGGGCGTAATGTCTCTAAGCGTTCAGCCGAAAAGATAGCCGCTGCCGCCGGATGGGCTTTTACAAAGGCCTTTACCTGTACCAGCGCAGATACTTTGAGTGCCAGGAGCCAGCGGCATTATCATTTAATGCTGTCGTCCATGTTCAGCACCGCCGTTCGTTGGCAGCTGATGGACAGCAACCCATGCGGACGCGTCACGCCGCCAAAGCTGGACGAAACCGATGTTGAATTTTTGGATGAAGGTCAGATTGCCTCTTTATTGGAAGCCTTACCGGACGCGCCAACACAGCTTTCTGTGATCGTGCAGCTCGCTTTGTTCACAGGAGCCCGGCGGGGCGAAATCTGCGGCCTGCGTTGGGCAGACATCGACCTTGACGCGGGTGTAATAGCTGTAAACCGAAATCTGTCGTTCATTGCGCACAAAGGCCCTGTATTTGATTTGCCGAAAACAAAAAAGAGCCGCCGCTGCATAAAATTGAGCGACGACTGTATAGCATTATTGAAAGACTATAAGCAATGGCAAATGCGGGAACGGCTGAAAGTCGGTACATACTGGCAGCGGGAAGTTACCATAGAGGGCGGCAAGCGCGTCAAGAATGATTTGTTGTTTACCAAACCCGACGGCAAGCCGTTTGACCCCAACAAAGTTTCTTCGTGGTTCCCGGTGTTTTTGCGGGAGCATGGTCTGCCACCCTGCCGCTTCCATAGTCTGCGCCACTCCAATGCAGCGCTGTTGATTGCGGCCCATGTTCCTGCAACAACGGTTGCGGGCCGTCTGGGCCATGCACAGGTATCGACAACGGAAAACATTTATGCGGCTATGATTCGTTCGTCTGATGCAGCGGCAGCGGATGCGCTGGGCAGTGTCTTTGAAAGAATCAAACAGCGTCAAGAAATCGGCTGAAAATGCAGTTTCAAAAAGATTTATGCCCAAATTATGACCATTCGCGTCAAAATCAGCTTGAATACAGGCAAAAAGAAAGCCCCGACGCATCGTGTTTTCAACGATGTATCGGGGCTTTTCACTTGTCTGAGTGTGACAAAAAAGATACCCTGTTTTGAAAGTGAAAAATCAACGGTGCTGAGAATTTTTATTGTTTTCTTTCTCTGTGGGGCAATGCAGCATCCATTCCAGATACTTTGCTCTTGTAATTGTCCTCGCCTTTAATTTTTCCTTTTGGCTATACCACTCTTTCAATAATTTTTCCACTTCCTCAAAATTATCAAAAAGCAAAATCGTGTCAATCGGAACGCTCCCGCCGCAGCCATGTTCCCAGTCATACCAAATCATCAAGCGAATAATGTCCTCTGGTGTTTCTGCCCTTGTAAAGAAATTTTCTTCGTTAACATTCAACGCTTTGGCTATGTCTTTGGTTCTGCTCTCTTTGGGCGTTCGGAATCCTGATTCATATTGGGCAATGCGATTTGCTGCGTTTCCATCCAAGTGCAGTCGTTCTCCCAGTTCCCGCTGCGTTAGTCCTCTGTGCTTACGAACCAGCTTGATTTTCTCTCCCAGCTTCATAGCTACCTCTTTCCGATAAAAGTGAAAAAGGGCATACCCAATCGAAGATGCCTTATCTCCGATTGGGTATGCCCTCTTTATTTTTATGTCAGCTGCATTGTCTTTTTGTAGCCGCCGATAAACCGTATTTCAATTTTATTGCGCGACCTCACCGTAATTTTCTCAATGATTCGCGCAGTCAGCGCATCATCATATTCTTGGATTTGTAAGTCCTTGGCTGACAGCAGCATCTCCGGCTGTCTGGCTTTTTCCTGTCGGGCGGCGCTGTCCTCAATGGCTTTTTTCAGACTCTTAATTTTATTATTCAGCTTTTTCAACTTGTCATCGAGAAACGGTGTATTCTCATCGAAGTCCAAGGACATTTCCAGCAGGCGGTCAAATTCCTGCTGGGTCTGCTCCAACTGCTCCTGCAAATTTGGCTTTGTGCTTTCGCCGGTCTGGATGTCATGCAGGATGCCGTTGATTTGGGCAGCAACTTCATCGGTGAAGTTTGCAGCCAAATCCTGCACGGCTTTCAGAATTGCACGGTGCAGTTTTTCTTCTGGGACGGACGGTGAGCTGCCGCAGAATTTCGTTCCGTACTCGATGCGGTTCACGCACCGCCAGACGATTTGCTTTCTGCCGTGAATGTTCCAAGTCACCCGCTTGTAAGGGCTGCCGCAGTTACCGCAGACCAGCCGTTCGGACAAGGCGTACTTGCTGTTATAGCGGCCACGGCGGTGCTTGCGTTGATTGGCAGCCGACTTACTGTTTCGGCGGGCGATCTCGGCTTGCACCTCTCGGAACATCTGTTTGCTGACAATGCCCTCGTGGTAATTTTCAATGTAATATTGCGGGAGTTGCCCGGTGTTTTTCTTATGTACCCCGGTCAGCACATCCTCAGTAAAAGTCTTTTGCAACAGCACATCACCGCAGTATTTTTCGTTTTGCAGGATGCGCTGGATGCTCTGTGCTGACCATTCGGTATTACCGCGAGCTGTGAGTGCACCCGCCGTTTCCAGCTTTGCCTTGATGCTTTGCAGACTGTCCCCTTGCAGGTAGCTGTTGAAAATCAGCCGAATGATTTCAGCCTGCTCCGGGATGATCTCCGGCTTGCCATCTGCCCCTTTTCGGTAGCCGATAATCCTTCCGTAAGGGAAGGCAAATTTACCGTGCTTATATCCCATGCGCTTACCGCGGGCTACATTCTGGGAAATCGACTCGCTTTCGGCCTGGGCAAAGGCGCTCAGTACGGTGAGGATCATCTCAGAGTTCATGGTGGCGGTGTTGATGTTCTCTTTTTCAAATACCACCGCGATTCCCATCTGTTTCAGCATTCGGACGTATTGAATACTGTCCAGTGTGTTGCGGGCGAAGCGGGAAATGGATTTTGTCAATATAAGGTCGATTTTGCGCTTCTTGCAGTCTTGAATCATCTGGTTAAAACCATCGCGCTTCTTGGTATGTACGCCGGAGATACCGTCATCCGCGTAGATGCCCGCGACTTCCCACTCCGGGGTGGAATTTATTTTTTCGGTGTAGTACAGTTTCTGGATTTCAAAACTGCCCTGCTGTTCTTCTTCCTCGGTGCTGACGCGGCAGTAGGCCGCCACCCGCAGCTTGCGCACAGCGCTTTTTCGCCCGGCGCTTTCCCTCATAGATGCGGGAATCTCAATGATCCTCATGTTGTTCATGGCTTTTCCCCTTACACAATTTGTCCGTTCTGCAGTTTGAATTCAATATGGGTGTCGCGGTACAGGATGACCTTGCTGATAACTTCTTTATAAAAGGTTTCCGGAAAATCCTCTGTCGGTTTATACTCGGCACACGCTTTTTGTATTTGCAGGGTTACCGGGTCGGCATCCCCTGCTGTGCAGAATTTGTATTCCATCTCTGCCCTATGCAGGATTTTAGCAACCAGAGCATCCACATCAGGCTCTGCATTAGTCAGCGCCTGCCAGATTTCACGATCCAATAAGGCAACTTCTACGGATTGCACATTTGCCTGTCCTTCGGGGTTGTGGATGATTTCTGGGTTCTGCCGGAGCCAGCACAGTTTTTCCGCGATGGCGGCGGAAGTTTCCTCTGCCCGCAATGGCTTCGCCCACATTCCACACCTTCGGCAAAACCATTGATTTGTTTTCGGATGCCAGTATAAACGTTCGTCACAACATCCGCATTGCATATCTTGGCGAAACGGTTGTAATATTGTGGAGTATGCCTGATGTTTTTCACATCTGCGCTTCTCAGCCAAATTGTATTGAGTTTCTGAAATAATCGGCGGATATTTTACATTGCCGTAGTAAATTTTGCTTGCAAGGATTCGTCCCACCATGTTTTGATTCCATTTTTGGGTGCCTTCATGATAAGGGATATCTTTTGCAGACATAAAGTCACTAACCAGATACAGATTTGATAAGGTAAAAGAGCGCGCCAAGCTGAA